TTGGGGAATCATGGATGCTGAATACTTACGAGAAGCACAATTAGAAGTTTCTGACGAGATAGATGATCTAGATGAAGTACAGATTAATGCTTGGATATGTAATGGTAAATTACTAAGAGCAGTTATTAATCCTTTTACTCCGCATAGATTACCTTATCATTCGTTTCCTTACGAGAGAAATCCTTATAGTTTCTTTGGTATCGGTGTAGCAGAGAACATGGATGATTCTCAAAAAGTAATGAATGGACACGCTAGAATGGCAGTAGATAATCTAGCACTAGCAGGTTCGTTAGTCTTTGATGTAGACGAGTCTGCCTTAGTGGGTGGACAATCAATGGAGATATTTCCAGGAAAGATATTCCGCAGACAAGCAGGAATGCCTGGACAAGCAGTACATGGAATGAAGTTTCCTAATACTGCAAATGAAAATATGATGATGTTTGACAAGTTTAGACAACTTGCAGACGAACAAACAGGTATACCTAGTTATTCACATGGACAGACAGGTGTGCAAAGTATGACAAGAACTGCTTCAGGTATGTCAATGTTATTAGGTGCAGCAAGTTTAAATATAAAAACTGTTGTAAAAAACCTAGATGATTTCCTACTTAAACCTTTAGGTGAAGCATACTTCCAATGGAATATGCAATTCATGGAAGGTAAGTTAGGAATCGAGGGAGACTTAGAAATTAACGCTATGGGAACTAACAGCCTAATGCAGAAAGAAGTAAGAAGTCAAAGACTAACTACTTTTTTACAAACTGCACAGAACCCTGCTGTTGCTCCATTTGTTAAGATGTCTAAGTTGATAAGTGAACTCGCTTATAGTTTGGATCTTGATCCCGATGAAATACTCAATGATCCTGAGGAAGCAGCTATTATGGCACAAATTATAGGAATGCAAAATAATGTTGGACAAGGAACTGGCGAAGAAACTGCTCCCACTGGTGAACAATCGCCTGCTATGGGAAGCGCTCAAGGAACACCTCAACAACCGCAAGAGCTTGGAGTTACAGGCACTGGTGGTGGCAACATCGGAATTGGAAATGTACCGCAATCAGGGGAAGATTCATTCTCTGGTAATGTTGGAACAGCTTAAAGAACAAGTGCAAGAAGCATTAAATAGAGGAGAATAGAATGACAATTGTAGTAGAAGGTTATAAAAAAATAAAGAACAAAGAGCTTACACAAAAAGAAGCTATGAAAATACTACAAGATATTAAAGATGGAAAAAGAGATGATATTCCTAGAATTGTAGTAGAAGGTAAAAAAATTAAAAAATCTGAATTAGAAAAGTTTAAAGATGCTCAACCTGAAGGATTATTAAAAGGAACTATTTTTGATTATGTTCCTGATCCTCACCAAACAGTTATTTATTTAAAAAGAAGACAAGAAGAAAAAAGAAATAAAAAAGCTGAAGGCGGAGAACTAGACGCACAGATGGCAGAGATGATGAAAGAACCAACACATACTATGCCTGATGGAACAGAAATGACAGGAGCAAGCCATGAAGATTATGAAGAAATAATGGCAGAAGAACCTTTAGTTCCTGATGAAGAAATGGAAGATGATTATACAGACTTTGTGATTAACGAATCATTGAGTCAAGAAGATGAAGATTACCTACTTGAAAAACTTAGCGCTGATGACAGACTAAGTACGATTTTTGATAGAGTAGTTGAAACAGCTTCAGAATTTGCAGGTTCTGGTCCAGTTGAAGGACCAGGAACTGAGAGATCCGATTCGATACCCGCAAGGTTATCGGATGGAGAATTTGTCGTAACTTCAAAAGCAGCGGATAAGATTGGTCCTGATAACCTACAAGGTATGATGGAACAAGCTGAATTAGAATCTGATATGGATGAAGTTAAAAGACAAATAAAACAGGCTGGTGGAGTAGTTGAAGAAGAGGAACAAGAAGAAAAAGAAGTAATAGTAGATTCTACTGTATCTGGAAATAAAAGTGTGGTTATGCCTGCTTCTATTACAGATAGAAAAATAAAAGAATCTATGCTTTCTTTAAATCCTAGAAACAGCTTATTCACTAGCTAATTAACCCAGTAGAGCCACCTGTTTTAGTCAAACAGCACTCTACATTTTTAAAAAAGAAAAGACCTTTTGATGCCACCTTGTTTAAGACAAGCACTTATTGGATTAGCTATCTTGTAGTAAGCCACCTTGAAGAATCAAGCACAAAGGAAGGAGAGTAAAATGACTGACAATGAAAATGTTACTTCTGTAGAAGTACAAAACGAACCAGTACCTAATCCGTACAACCAAAAGAAATCTTGGCAAACGGATAATGTAATGCCTAAAGAAGGAAAAACTGCTACCAGTTTATTTGTTGAACCAAAAGCTGAGACAGTTGTTTCAGAAGAAGGAGAAACACAACAAACTGTAAGCACAGATAAACCTTACAAGAAAGCAGATTACAAAAAAAGGTATGATGACTTGAAAAAGCATTACGATACTAAGCTTAACGAGTTTAGAGGCAGAGAGCAAGAACTCATTCAAGAAGCTACGGCTTCAAGACCTGAGTATAAAGCTCCTAAAACTGTTGAAGAACTTGAAAGATTTAAAGCACAGTACCCTGATGTTTATGATGTAGTTGAAACTGTTTCACACTTACAAAGTGAAGCTAAGACTGAAGAGTTAAAAACTCAGTTGAATGTTTTACAAGAAAGAGAAACAGCTACCCTACGAAGAGAAGCAGAAAATGAATTGCTGAATAAGCATCCTGATTTTGCTAACATTCGAGAAAGTGATGAATTTCACCAATGGGCAAAAGAACAACCTACGGATATTCAAGCATGGGTTTATAATAACCCAAATAATGTTAGTTTAGCAACACGAGCAATCGACCTATTCAAACAAGATATGGGAATTTCGCAGAATACACAGGCTCAGAAGAGGTCTACGAAGTCCAACTCTACGGCTGCTGATATGGTATCTACAAAGACTACAACAGTAGATGCATCAGGAGAACCTAAAATATGGACTCAAGAAGAAATCTCTAATCTATCTATGGATCAGTTTGACAAATATGAAAAAGATATTGATCAAGCAGTTCTTGAAGGTAGAGTAAGAGGATAATATTAACCCTTTAATACAAGGAAACTAAAATGGCTTATAATCAATCTGACGCTTTATTCGAGCAAAGTACTGATACTAATGGCAACTTTGGTAACTCCGTAAGTGGGCAAACTAGTAGTTTCTTCATGCCTAAGGTTTATTCCAAAAAGGTACTTAACTTTTTTAGAAAAGCCTCTGTCGTTGAAGCAATTACAAACACCGATTATACTGGTGAGATTGCCTCCTTCGGAGATACTGTCCGTATTATTAAAGAACCCACGATTACTGTTTATCAGTATGAAAGAGGTGCTAATGTAACTAAAACTGCACTAACAGACCAAGAGCTTACTCTTACTGTTGATGTAGCTAACGCATTTAAATTCATCGTTGACGATATTGAAACTTCAATGTCTCATGTGAACTTTAAAGAAGTAGCTAGTTCATCTGCTGCTTATGCATTGAAAGATGCATTTGATGCAGGTGTGCTTGCAGAAATGTTTGCAGGTGCTTCTACATCTTCCCCTGACCATGTTATTGGTTCTGACAGCGCAACTGCTGACTCAACTATGACTCATGCAACCAACTCTGTTGATTTGCTTGGTTCAGACGGAACAGGTGTAGACGCTTTAGACCTTATGGCTAGAATGGCAAGATTGCTAGATGACCAAGACATCCCTGAGGAAGGTCGTTGGTTTGTAGCACCTCCTTCGTTTTACGAAGAGTTGTCAGGATCTAGTTCTAAACTACTTTCAGTAGATTACAACGCAGGTCAAGGTTCTTTAAGAAATGGTTTGGTGTCAAGCGGAAAGCTTCGTGGTTTTGATATGTACAAGTCTAATAACATTGCTAGCACAACTAATGCTACTGGCAAAGTTTTAGCAGGACATATGAGTTCTACGGCTACTGCTCAAGCTATAACATCAACAGAGGTCATTCGTGATCCTGATTCATTTGGTGATATAGTAAGAGGTCTTCATGTCTATGGTGCTAACGTACTAAGAGATGAGGCTTTAATATCAGCTTTCTATGTAATTGACTAATTGTTAATTAAATAAAAGAAGCAAAAAAAACGGTATGTGGGAAGAGAATTTTATGTTCGTCTTCCCCATACTTAAAAGAGAGAAGATATGCCACAAATAGGAAATGAACGAAATCCTTTGGTTTTAAAGAATCCAAAAAAGGGAAACAGAAAATTAGTTCGAGCAGGAAGTAGAACAACTGCTGAAGAACGACAAAGATATAAAGATAATTGGGAAGTTATCTTCGGAAACAAAAAGAAATAATGGCAACAACATATTTACAATTAACCAATGAACTATTAAGAGAAACCAATGAAGTAGTGTTGACTTCTGCAAATTTTGGAAGTGCTATAGGTGTTCAAGCACACCTGAAAGATTGTGTAAATAGAGCATACAATGATATTGTAAGCGCAGAACCTCAGTGGGCCTTCTTAGCTACAGGTGAAAGTGGCGCTACAGATCCTTTTTATGGTAATGTGTATGTCGAAACTGTAGCAGGAACAAGATGGTATGAATTAAAAGCAGCCTCTAGTTCGATTACAACTGATTATGGTGCAGTAGATTGGGATGATTTTTACTTGACAACGATAGGTGTAAGCGGTGAGTCAACTCCTTACGTTAGTAAAAATTTATCTTTTGTAACATTAGAAGAGTGGAAAGATCATAGACGAGCAAGTGAAAATATAGACGATGCAGATGCTCAAACCTATGGAGAACCTCGTTTTATTATAAGAAGTCCTGACGCTAGGAAATTTGGAATAAGTCCAATACCTGATAAAGTTTATAGAGTATGGTTCTATGCGTGGGATTTACCTACAGCATTGAGCGCACACGGAGACACAATAGTATTTCCAGATATGTATAGTCCAGTATTAATAGCAAGAGCTAGGTATTATATGCATCAATTTAAAGATAATCCACAAGCTTCGGCTTTTGCATTAGATGACTATAAAAAAGGATTAAGACAAATGAAATCTAATCTTATGAATCCTACTCCTAAATATATGTCAACGGATCAGATATAATAAGATGGCACAGTCACAACCTTTTGCTTTAGCTTGTCAAGGTGGTTTGAATAAAGTTGCAAGCCAGTTTGAACTATTTAGAAGTCCGGGAGAAGCTACAAAATTACAAAACTTTGAAGTTTCTACACAAGGCGGTTACAGAAGAATAAATGGATATAGTCAATTAGGAGATGGTACAAGACCAAACAGTTCTAATGCAATAAAAGGACTTCAAGTATATGCAGATGGATTGATAGCTTGTACAGGAACAAATATATATTTTAGCCAAGACGGAGACAGTTGGTTACAGTTAAATAAAGCAAGTGTTGCAGGTGGCGGAGATAATTATAGCACTTTTGGTGGTAGAAGTACTTCAGCAAGAACTTCACAAGGTCAAACATCTTTTGCAATATATGAAGGAGATAGTGATTACGGAGAGTTGATTGTAACAGATAGAGGATCAGCAGCAAAACCTTTTTAT